TCTAGAAACTTTAGTCTTACCGCCATACTTAATAAAGTCATAATCTGTCTTACTAAAATGAGCCTTCATTGCACAATACATTATATAAACGTCAATTGGTTCCATCATCTTTGTACGCTTCTTCATCTACTCTTCGTGTTAGTTTTTTACTTCCAATACTAGCAGCAATGAAACTTGCTGCAGCCAACATTGGAATAACGTAAATCATTTTATCAGTAAAATACGCTGTAATATACGTGGGTATTAATACTATGATTCCCTGTAAAAAACCTTTAATCATTTATATTTGAATATCTGCTTTTAAAAGTTTCTAGAAGATCTGTATATCCACCAATATGAATATTTCCTTCATCGTATATTTGTGGTACAGTTTTATGACCAAGTTCTTTCATCAAACCTTTTGCATTGCTATCATAATCAAGAGATATTTCAATGAAATCATAATTATATTCTTTCATTAAATCTTTTGACTTATTACAGTACATGCAATTTTTTTGTGTATAAATGGTGTACATTACACTGGGAGTTGAGCTTGTCTAGGAAGAAAGTTTAAATCTCTAGCATTTGCTTCAATCTTCTCTTTAAGACTTTTAGAGATAAGAGAACCCACGGTATCTGGTTCAATACCTTCTTTAGTACAGTACCAAAGAACAGCTTCCATATGAGAGATTCTTTTTTCTTTAGCAATATTTTCAATTTCTAAAGAAAATGTTTTAGCAGTACTCATCTTATATATTCCTATTATAATTTATAAAAGTTGGGGGATTAACCATGATCCCCCACGGGTGTATTATGTCACCACACATTAAACATTACGCTGAGCGTAGTGCTGCATAACCAGCAGCAACAACTGCTCGTGTCGGTGTACCAATCATATACTTCATATATGTCTCACCGTCAAAAGACGATACACGCTTGTTCAAATAGATCGTAAGACCTTCTGAACGTAGTTTACTAATCACGGAACGAACATTCTTAACACCATAACGTGATGTAATCTGTTTAGCGGTTAGTGATGCACCATTAACAAGTGCGGCTTCGACCTTGGCGGCCTGGGTAGTGGTAGTAGTAGTCATTTAAATGTTTTCCTTAACATTACAAATAGGTTGAAAGTATTCCAACCTTTAAAATAGTAGTTTTTAATCCTATAAAGAGAACTACCAAACTCATTAAGTGTCGATATAGGAATAGGTTCCCGTCACTTAAATTCGTATTATAACAGAGTATAACATAACAATACATATATGTCAATACCCTTTTAAATAAAGTGGGAGACTTCTGTTGCAAGGTGTCTCCCGAACCCCGACAGATTACGCAGCTAGTGCGAAATCCTCATATGCAATATTATCGTTTGCATTTACTAATTTGACCAATAACGCAGTCATCCGACAATTCTCCACTCATCCGTCCCTGCCTGTCGATCCTGTTTCGCCCCCATCAAAAAAAGACTAGGTAAATTATCCCTGCAAGTAAGGTTATGTCTGCACATATACTCCAAACGATATATGCCTTAAACATCCACTTACTTACTTCTTTTACTAGAGGGCTCTTCATCAGAATCCCCTATTATTACCTTTAACACTCTAGTCTCCTTTTGGTGGAGGCGTTGGGTACTGCCCCCAAGTCCAGTTCAGTTCTCAATTCGTATCATCAAATTGTATACTATTTATACCATACTAATAGTAATTTGTCAATACCCTAAACGTCTTGGCCCTTAATTTTTTTCTTCTCAACAAACACACCAGCAGCAAGAACAAAACCCAGAAAATTATCTGTTTTTCCATTCACACCTAATACTAAGGAATCAATTCCATTAAAATCTTTATATGCAATTAATGATGATTCAATATGAAATAATAGAGGTTTTGATAATCTCAAACACTCTCCTACCGCATTAAGTCCACGAATTATACTTATCACTTTTTCTTCTGATATAGTGTCAGCCCTTGCAACTTTTAGTATTGTTTCTTCATCTCTACAAATACTAACAACGGCAATTAAATCTCCGTTACTCCATTCTTTTATTTTTCCACTACTATTTGCTAACGCTAAATTTGTCGAGGATACTAGTAGATATATTGCTACTATTAGTATCATTAGGTGTTTCATTTTTCTTTCTCCATTCTGCAGCGGTTTCTACCAATGCATCAAGGTAATCATACTTCTCTTTTACAAACTCTTGTACAGTACCATCTTCGGTTACACATAGAATAACAATCTGTTCTATCTCTGTACCTGTACGTTCCTCATACATCTCTGCATATGCTGAACACTGAATGTAATAGTTTTCATTCCAATCGTCACTACGTTCTTTTGTTGATGTTTTAAAGTCTATAATAGACAGTACACCATTGTACTCTGCAATACAATCAACTCTACCTGCCACCTTGTATTTATCACTATAGAGTCCTGCTTCTTGTGCATGAATGTTATTTATATTTGCAAACACTTTACTTTTTAGTTGATTAAACAAACAATATGGAAGAAAATTTTTCTTATGCTTATCCCATTTGGTTGGAAAGTTTATACTCATATTATTAAGGTAGTCTTCACACATATGGTGAACCTTAGTTCCCCTTGCAGCAGCCTTACCAGCAATATAGTTTGCAGTCTTATCACCTACACGTTTACGCCATTCCATCAACCCAGACTTATTACGGACTGATAGAATAGTTGTGATTGATGGATACTTATTTCCTTCTGGTGTTTCATAAAGACGAACACCATCAGTTGTTGTTGCGCTTATAGGAGGCAACTTCACATTCAAATGATTAAACATACTGTATTATACCTTATTTACCTTACTTTGTCAAGTCACTTATCCATAAATTCTGGGTAAGCATTTCCTGTACCTTCATACATATCAGAGCCGACTAATTCTTCTTCTTTACCTACACGAATACCGATAGTCTTATGTAAGACCCACCATATCCCTAAAGATGTAGTGAATACAAATCCACCGATAACACTAATACCCAATACTTGAATTAATATTGTTGCATCTGAATTAAAGATAGGAACTAATAGTAGTCCAAGTATACCAGCAGTACCATGTACAGAAATTGCACCTACAGGATCATCAATACCCCACTTCTCAAGAAGAGTCATAGACAGTGGGACTAGTATACCACCTAACGCACCATAAAGTACAGCAATCTCTGGACTTGGTGAATATGGGTCAGCAGTAATAACTACCAATCCTGCCAATGCTCCATTGAGAGTTACATTGAGAATGACCTTCTTTGTCCATAGTTTAGATACAATCATAGCACCTAACAGTCCACCTGCCGCAGCCATATTGGTGTTAACAAATATCTTACCTAGTGCATTTGCATCAGCAATAGTAGAGAACGCAAGTTGAGAGCCACCGTTAAAGAAGAACCAACCCAACCATAGAATCAATGTACCTAATGCAACCAGAGGCATATTTGAGCCAGGAATATTCTTCGGTTTACCATTCTTGTCATACTTCCCATCACGAGCACCAATCATAATTACAGACGCAAGTGCAGCTGCAGCACCAGCCATATGAACTATACCAGAACCAGCAAAATCAAAAAATCCTAATTCACTTAGGAATCCACCACCCCAAGTCCAAGAACCTTCTAGTGGATATATGACTGCCGAAAATATAGCTGCAAATATTAGGAATGACCAGAGTTTCTTTCTCTCTGCGACTGCACCCGAAACAACAGACATTGCTGTTGCAACAAATACCATCTGGAAAAAGAAATCAGCATACATGGAATGAGTGTCTGGTTCATTCCACCCATACATTAGTCTGTATCCCAAAAACAAAAATGCGATAGATGCTACTGAAAATAGTGCTACATTCTTTGTTAAAATCTCTGTGACATTTTTGGTTCTTACTGAACCTGCTTCTAGTGCAGTAAATCCTGCCGCCATCCACATAACCATTGCACCCGATACTAGAAAAAATATCGTGTTTATTGCATAATTTGTTTCAATCATAATTTATCCTTACACGGAGTAGCTTTAACTTTTACCGAACTTCCATCACTATTACGTTGTTTAAAATATATTCGATTAAATGTAGTTTTAACACTTAATCCAGGTAATCCCATAGTCCATTTTTCGTCACCTTCGGCACCTACTATATGGCATCCGATATATTCAAAATTACCATTACTCATTTCTGGAGCAGTTCCATTAAACCTAGCTAAGTTTTCTGGCGCACACGCACCAAGAACTAACAATCCAGATAACATCAATATCTTATTTTTCACTTATATATTCCTCATTCTATTAACGAGCCTATCAGCTCTTTTTGTAACCTGTTTATACCAACTGGAATCAACCATCTCATCAGCAGCGGTATTCCAATCTTTCGCATCTACACCACGTTTCATTCCTTTGAACTTACTCAAACGAGGCCGACCCATATTGAACATCATGTTCGCAATTATTTGTTGAGCTTCTTCCGGCAAAGTTTCAAAGTCTGGGTATAGGAGCTCGCAGTCCGACAGGACTCCTTGGAGATCAGATTCGAAGGCTTCGATAACCCGCCCTTCATTAACTGTTTTGCCGTCATCCCAACCATATTCGGCATCTGAATCCAAAATAAGATGGCCAATCCCAAAAGTAGGATAACCAAGATGGTCTTTGTATACTTCATACTTTACCCCTTCATCAATTTCTAGCTGCTTTCTAAGTTTATCTACAATCATACTTTTTCTCCTTCATAATTTTTTCCTATATTAGAAAAATGTGTTTGAAAAAACAACTACAAACCACACTGCAATCATTATACCTAATGTTATATTCATCAATCTAAACCAATTCCAAGTTTAATTTTATTTATCAAATAACTTCTAATAAATCCAGATCGTACTATGTCACCAATTGTAAACTCTGTACAATTAAATTCATCCATTTCTTGCAAAATTCTTAGGAAGTTATGTAATCCATTTATTTCATTTGTTTTCTGTAGATCAGTTTGATCAAAATCACCACAGAAAATAATCTTAGAATCTTGTCCAATTCTTGTGATAATTGTATCCAGTTCATGGAAGCTCATATTCTGACATTCATCTACTATAACAATAGTATTATCAAATGTCAATCCCCTTAGAAAAGAAGTTGATAAAAAGTAGAGTGATCCCTGTCCTTTGAGTCGATCATACAGATTATTAAATGATTGTTCGTTAGGTTGCTCAAACATAAACTGTACCATGTTTTGATAAGGTACTTGATAAAGTGCAGCTTTATCTTCTTCATCGCCTGGTAAAAATCCAATCTCTCTTGTAGGAATTAATGAACGAACAATAACAACTTTATCATAGTTACTTTTTAAATCCATTACCGACTGTAATGCTAGATATAGTGATATAAAAGTTTTACCTGTACCAGCACACCCAAAAAGAAATTGATTTTTATCTTTCTTCCAAGATGCAAAAACTGATTTTTGACTGTCAGTGATTGGTTTAATTGCAACCAAATTGTTGTTACTAATTTCTTTACTTTTCTTCTTTGTCATTATTTTATTCTTTCATAAAAAATTAGGTGAGAGGGAGCAATTCTGCCCCCTCTCTGGTACATAGGCGGAGGGACTTCCCAGCTTGCGTCAATGCTGTGCAAAGGTGCTGAAGTTTGGTTTTTCTCGCCTGTACCGTGTTCTTATACATTAATTTACGACACCAAAGGTTTTTTCTTTTTGTGTTTTTCTATTACTGCTCTTGCTTTAATTTTTGCATGAGATTCATTACTCTTATATCTAGATGCAAGAGGACTGCCAGGATGAGCGTCTGCAATTTGTGACATACGATCTTCAAATCCACCATCTGTTTTAGGCCCAACACCCATAATATGATCTCCTGTATAAGAAAACATTACAGGAACTTGTCTAATATGTTTATTTTTTTCTAGAAATGTTTCTCTCTCTGCAAAAGATAGAAACTCATCCCACTCTTTACCTGTTTTCTCATCACAAAATTTGTATGTTGGCATTAAAAGTTAAGCTCCAATTGTTTTGGATCACCACCAAGTGTGGAAATCTTTTTCTCTAATTCATGATTTCTAGATATTACTTCTTTCAATCTTCGTAATACACTATAATGTGCTTCTGTTAAACTGGCCATATCATTTTCAATAGGACTCATTTTATTATTTTCTTCACGCAATCTTCTTGCCATGTAATCCCAATAAGGTTCTCTCTCCATTAGAATTATCCTTCCACCATTTAGGGGCTGATCGTTTCTTATTCCAGGTTGCAATCTTTGCCTTCTCTATTATATAGTAAGTTCTGTATGATATAACAGTATCATCATTCTTACACTCTTCGGGCATACATTGTGGGGGGTCAGTGAAATCTGTAAAAGATTTTTCTAACAGCTGTTTAGGAATAGGTTCAAGACCAGTTTTAAGTCTTTCTGTAGCATGAGTTTTATCATATCGATACGTGTACTCATTCATAAGAGCAACCATATGATGATACAACCAGAGATAGTGAAAAGGATTACTACGTGTCCAAATGGTACTAGGGTGGTTTTTGTGAGCCAACTTATACAATCCTACTTCATTTGCATACTCATCCCCATCACAGACACGATGGGCAGTAGAGAGCATCTGTGCAGACTCAAGTATCATCTTTACAACGTGTTTATCACAACTCATCTGTGCGGCAATAACAGGGTCACGGTCTAGGTAGAATATATTCATACTTCCAACTCTTCTATTTTCTCTTCCAGCTTCTTCTTCTGCTTTTTTAATTTTGCAATATCCTCATGGAGACGCTCAAAATCTTTTATCTCAAACAGCTTAGTTTCCATTCGACTTCCAAGAGTTTGTGCTTCTTCAATCAATCCCAACAAATAAGAGAAGTTTAAAGTCTTAGTACATTCTCGCATTTCATCAAGAACACTACACAGATATCTATTCACCATCTTCTAACGCTTCTTTAACTTTCTCTAAGAGATTATCAAAGGTAGCATAACCGCCACCCATCCACTCACCATCTTCAAATTCACGAATCTCTATATTTCCTGCTGGTTGGCTCTGACCATCAATAGACAATTCATCATCTTTCATCAACGATATTTCAATATGTTTCATTTTTTTACCTTCTCTTCTAGTTTTATAATACTACTCCTTTTATCACTTAAAGTCAATACCCTTTCTTGCTCAATCATGTCAATTATTAAGTTTGTTATGGATACTTCTTTACCTAACATACCAATCTTCTTTTCCAATTTAATAAGAGTTTCTTTGTAGTATTCTATCTCTTGTTCTTTTTTAAGTTTAGATTCTATCAAATCAGTAAGTGATATTATATCACTGGTCATCGATTGTCGCCATCTCCTTTAATTTTATTACGTTCCATTCTAGACTTTAGTTTGTCTACATTTGCCTGTGCAACCTCTTCTAGTGTCACACCAAGGTCATCAGCAAGTGCTGAGATGTACCAGAGAACATCACCTAGTTCTAATCCTACACCAACGAGAGTCTTACCATCTCTCATATGTTTCTTAACTTTTTCAGCAACTTCACCAGCCTCTCCACACAAACCAAGTGTAGGATATATTACCTTAGAGTCAGTTGGATAGATTGCTGTTGATCGTGCAAATTCTTGGTATTCATCGAATGTCATTTTCTTTCCTGTGCAATGTTAGCTCTACGTTGTTTTCGATTTATAGGTGTTGGATAAGGCAACGCAGCTATACGTTTTTCCTCAAATGATTTTAAAATTTGACGAATATGTTCTCTCTCATTTTCATGAAGACTTTTGTCTCTATTTATCATTTCTTCTCCCATTTATAAAAAATATGATCCTGTATCTCTACAGTCTTAGTTTTAGTTTTTACCCAATCAGGGTTTACATAATCAGCATGATAAAACAAAGCACCGTCTGTTATATCTATAAAAGGTAACTCATCATATACTAGAGTTTTTGCAATCTCTATTAGTCTGTTATAAATTTTTCTATCTTTAATTTTATCACTCTTACCATCACAGTACCAACTGAATTGACACTTATGGCGAATAGGTATAAATTTTCCATTTTTCTTCCAACTTTCTCTAGTTGGGCCTTGCTTGACCACCTCACAAATAGTATTAGGAAAACGACTATCTATAACACGATTTAACACAACACTAGATACAGCAAGTAAACCAGCTGAACCCTGACCTCTTGCTTCATGATACATATTGTCTGCCAAACATATTACTGAAGATGTATTAAAATCAAATTCTACATCATCTGCTTTAACAGGAGTGATAAACATAAATCCTGTTAATAATAATTCACTTATCATAATAAGAACTTTCTTTAAACTCTTTTAAAAGACCACTTTGCATACGAT